TTCCAAGTATCAGCCCTTGTCATCCGAGGTTTTGCTGTCGGAATTATTTTTATCTTTTTCATTTTCTTTAGCTTTCATCATTTTATCAATACTCTGCATAATTCCTCTACTCATTATATTTTCAGTAACAACTTTTTTACAACCAGAACATTTTAAATTTTTCTTAGTTCTATACCAACGTCTATTGCAACACTCTGTTAATTTTAAGTCATCATTTTTAATTAAAGCTTTATCAAACTCTACTCTATCCCAGCCTTTATTTATTTTAGGTGGTTTATTTTTCATTATATTTTTTTTCAAGTTCAAATTTTAAGTGTGCCATAGCTTTAGTTATACACTCAATAGGGCTTTTATGTTTTCTTTCAGCTCTTAATAAATAAGTTACAGCTGTTCCAATATTATAAGACAATTCAAAATCTTCAACAACTTTCCTTGCTTCGTACTTGTGAGTTTTACCTATATAATATTCAGGTATGTCTATATCTACTATATCTTCTTTAGGTAAACATTCTTCTTCATGGTAAACAACTCCATCACAAGAGTCAAATTCGTATGGGTGAGTATCTTTATTTTTAGTCATAATGATTTATTTTAATTTTATCTTCAAGTTCTAATTTTTTACTAATTAATGATATTTTATCAATATCTCTTTTCATGCTTTTATGTATTTGCTGTTGACTTCTTATTCTTTGTGCTAAACTTTCGGTATATTTATTAAGCTCCTCTAAACTATCTGTAACGTAATATCCATTACTATTGCAACATAAACCAACTATTAATTGCTCAACCCTTATGTGATGTATTATTTTCCTTAATCTTGGCCCATTTACTTTATAACCAAGTTTAGATAGGGCTTCACATATTTTCTTATTAGTAATGGCATTTTCTTTACCATTTTTACTCTTTAATCCTTTAACAACTATTGGTAATAATGTGTTATTTTCATATTCTGTTAATTCGTATGTTATTTCCTCAAATAATGCTATCATATTTTATCACTATCTATTGTTATAATCTCTAAATTATTAGTGCCATCATAAGCAACTCCAACAACCTTTTGTTTTCCATCTTTTTCTAATGACTCTATTTTATTTTTTAAAGATTTACATTTAATAAAAACACCACCCTTTGCGTTACCTTTAATATCTAAGTCTATAAAAAATCTTATGTTTTCTTTTTTTTCTTCCATAATGCAATTATAATAAAAATATATTACAATTCCAAATTTTGTTGATGAAATTGTTTTATATATGGTCTATTGTTTGGTGATTCAGTTTGCTCATAATACCTACCATTTTGTAAATTATAATTAAAAACAGCTTCACCTATCTCTCCTATATGTCTAAATTTTACTTTTTGAACATAAACATGTATAAAACCAGTTTCAAAATTCCTATAAACAGTTATTCCATTATCAACTTGATTGTAGAAATTAGCAGAACCAGCTATATCATATAACGTAGGCACATCATATAATCCATTTTCTTTTTTATTCATCTTTCTTGGGTGTGCAACTAAAAAAATATGAATATCATACTTTTGTTTAAATATGGTTAATTTAGTTAAGAAATCATTTATATATTGAGTTTCACTTTGACTACCCATTGGTGCGTGAATCTTATTATAAGGGTCTATTATAAGACCCTTTATTCCATGTCTTTTTACTAATGCTGCCGCTGAAGCCAATATAGAATCTATTGTGAAAACATCTCCATCAGGCCTAATCCAATGATATTTTTTAGAAATAAATTTTTTAGCAAAATCAAGCTCTCCTTTATTCATTCTTTCATACACAGTTTTCTCCCTAAATGTTTTACCTATAAACTTTTCTGCTAAAACAGAAAAATGTAATTGTAATGGATAATGCTCTGGTGAAAATACTCCAAAGTTCCAATCATGAAAACATGATAGTTTCATACAAATATGTTCAAGCCAATTACTTTTACCATGAGTAGGAACTCCTGTTATAACTGTTAATTGTGATGTATTGAATGTAAATAAATTATCAAATGTACTGTGTCCAGCATTATCACCCCTTGACAGTCCATTTTTATATAAATCATCTATATCTAAATTAAAACTATCCACACCTATCACACCTTCCAATGGATATGGTTTTGCGTACTTTAAAGTGTTTTGCAGCTTATCTAAGCCATTATTTAATAACCAGTCATTAGCATCTTTAAAATCAAGGAAATCAACTCTATAACAAATATCTCTACCTATTCTTCTTGATAATTCTTCAGCAAGCTTTCTACCTGGCTCATCATTGTCAGTAGCTATATAAACCTTTTTTAAATCATCAGGAAAATCTTTTAAATAGTCAAGCTTTAAATTAGAAGCTCCATTAGGTACTGATACACAATTTTTAAATCCTGCCTCATAATATGATAGTTTATCCATTTCTCCCTCAACTATTATTACCTCATCAAAATCTTTTATATCATCTAACCCATACATTATTCTTTCAGCATCTTTTACAAGCTTAAAGTTTTTTTCACCATCTCTATATTTAATATTTATTAATTCATTGTTTTTATAATAATTAAATTGTATAGTATTTCTTTCTCCACTAACCTGTGGCATATATTCAGTTCCTTCACTAACCTTATTACTTATTAATGTTTTCTCACTTATACCTCTTTCTTTAAAAAATTTAACCATGCCACTACTATATTGTGATAGTATTGGTTTCTTTTTTGGTTTTGTGTAAAATATTTCTTCCATATAGTTTGTTTTTTTTAATCCACCTTTCCATCCGCAATTATGACAATTCCAAACACCTTCATCAATATTAACTGATAAACAAGGCTCTGCTTTCTTTTTTCTATCATGAGAGCATTTAGGACATTTTGTTTTTGTTTGCCCTGAACTTCTCTTAATGTATATACCATTATCTCTAAACGTCATAATATCATTCCTTTTAAATTACCATTAGATATACCTCCAGTATTAATATCCTCTATTTCATCATTGAAACACTCCTGATTAAGCCAAGTAACAGCATGTTTCCTAAACTTTTTATCAGGAGTACTTCTCACATATAAGGGGGTAACATTAATACATTTCTTACAATCCTCAATAGAGAGTTTTAAGAATTTATCTTTGGCAGGTTTTTTAGAAACAGACTTATCATAAAGCTTCCAGAAAATTTCAAATAATTTTTCTTTTTCATTATTATCTGTTTTTATAACTGTATTATTATGTTTTAACTTTTGTTTAATAGGGTCTTTAACTTTTGTTAAACAGGTCTTTAATATTCTTTTATTACCCTGTTCTTGGTTAATATTAGAAATAACATAACCTTTTTCAATTAAAGACTTTATTACAAGAGATACCCTGGTATTAGAAAGCCCAAAGAACTTTCCGAAATAAGAATTACTCGCATAACAACCCCCATTGTTATTTAAGGAATCTATTTCAACCAGGAATACCTTTTCTTGTAATGTAAGATTATTAGATAACCAAATGTAATTGGGAATCCAAATCCCTTTAAACTTTCTATTCATTAGAATGGTAAATCAGATGATTTTTCTTCCGAACTAACTTTAGACTTATTTGGGTCAGGCTTCCAAGTGTCAACCTTAACATAGTGTGTAACACCTGTATCAGATGGCTCTTTCCTTTTACTAACAATTAAATTAGCCCAACCATTATCCTCAATAGATTTTAATTGAGAAACAAACTCTTCAACTTTAACACTCATTTTAAGTTGAGAGCCTCCATTATCAAATGTCTTTTCTTTGATAACAATTCCGTTTACATATTTTTTTTCTTCCATTTTTAATAATTTTTAATTAATACTTGTTTCTGAAACTCTAATTCACTAATTAGGTTTTTTAATGATTTAATCTTTAAATCAATATCACAGTCATCAGCGACCATGTAATTACCCCAAAATGTTTCTGAAATCATTATATACATTTCTCTAAACTTAAAGAAAAATTTATAATTATCATCAAACACTTTTGTGTAATATACTACTGTTGAGTAATCTCTTCCTATCAACTTGCCAGACTCCATAAGAGTCAAACCAAGTTCATTGTGTAAAATATACCCAACTATATTTCTTGCTATAGATACACATTGCTTTCTGTTTTTAGAAAGTATATCTTTTTGGTTTACACCTGTTATAGCCTCTGTAACAGAGAATAACATATCTATCTTATTTTCAGTAAAATCTTCCATCTAAAATTTGTTTAGCTTTTATAAAAGCAAGTTTCAATTCTGTTTCACTTGCGTTTTCTTTTAAATAATATAAAGACTCTAATAGTCTTTCTTTTGGGTTCTCTATATTTATAAACATAACCTCCTCATTGTCTAACACATCAACTAACTTGATACCTATACAATCTTTATAATACAACTCCAATGTTTTGCTTTTTAAAGTGTACTCATGAATCCTCTCACCCAACATTCCTATTGCATCAAACTTTCCTTTTCTAAAGTACATTATAGGCCTTGTTGCAAAAAGTCTTATTGGAATCTTTTTATAAAAGTTTATATAATCATTTACCCTAATGTGAGAAACACCTCCATCAATTATAAAGTTTTTTACCATAAACTTAAATAGATTTCTTTGCTCCTTCTCAGTCTTGCTCTCTTCTAAGTACTTTGTAAAATTGCTCTCTACAATCTCTTGGGTTGTCATTTTCTTTGAGGTCATATATGATTTTGTTTGCTTCTTCATAAGTTAATTTTTCTAAGTTTATATCAATATAATTTGAACCGACTGATGATGTTTGACAAAGACCCTCTATTTTAGATATTTGCCACCAGGCTATAGGTTTGTCATCTAAGACATCATCAATCCAATCTTTTTCTTCACTCATATTAATTTTGTTTGAAGTCATCAGCCTCATCTTCCGAGAATACTCCATGTTGATAAAACCCAGCAAGCTTAAGGCAGGCTCTACTCATAGCTCTCTTTTCGGCCATGGAAACTGTATAAGCATTTTTATTATTCTTAGGAGCAGCTTCACCAAATGTTTGTATAACTTTATCACCCATTGTAGCTGTAGCTTTTATTAGGCAATGAGAATGGTCATCTGATAAATTAATTAACTCATAATCTATACTTATATTTTGGGCCGCCTGAATCTTGTCTATACCAGCTCTTGTGATTATAGTATAATGAGCATGTTTAAATACGTCCTCTTTTACTAAATTGTTTTCTATAAACAATCTTCTTAGTGTATCTTTTTTAGTTTCTTTTTCCATAATTTTAATTTTTGTTTTGTGATTATACTTCAAATATATTGCAAATAATTTTATTCACCAAATTTTTAATTAAGTTTTTTTAAAAAATTCTTTTTATTTCCTATTCTGTGAAAGAAATTTCCTATATATCTATAATTATAGTTGTATTATTGCATTTATAACCATAAATATATATAAATATGAACTGGTACAATATAAAAAATTTAAGTAAAACCTCTACAGAAGTTGTTATATATGACGAAATAGGGTCTTGGGGAATTGACTCCAAAACTTTTATTGAAGAGGTTAAAGATATATCCACAGAGGAAGTTCTATTAAGAATTAACTCCCCAGGCGGTTCGGTTATAGATGGTCTATCTATACATGACGCAATTAAGCGTATGCCTCAAAAAGTAACCGCCAAAGTAGAGGGTCTTGCAGCATCTATTGCTTCAATTATAGCTTTAGCTGCTGATGAGGTCACAATGAGTCAGAATAGCTTGTTTATGATTCATAATGTATGGGGTGGAGAAACAGGGGGTGCTAAAGATATGAGAAAGGCTGCTGACCTAATGGAAAAAATGGGAGACAGACTTGTTAATATCTATGTAGGTAAAACAGGTAAAGACGAATCAGAAATCCGAAGTTGGATGGATGATGAAACTTGGTTTACAGCAGACGAAGCTCTTGAAGCTGGTTTTATTAACTATGTTGATGAACCAATAGCTTTAGCGGCTAAGTTTGACATAAAAAAGCTCAACTATAAAAATACAGGCTTAGTAGTTGAAATGTTTAATTCTAATAAAAAAATATTTAAAATGGAAAAACAATTTGAAGAACTTAAGAACTTTATTTCTGACATCTTTGCAAAAAATAACAAAGTAGAAGAAGTAAAAATTCTTGATAACAAAGAGGTTTCTGACAAGATGAATGTATTGGAAAAAGCTATTGAGGCTTCTAAGACTAATATAGACGAATTATCAGCAACTCTTGATGAAAAGGAATCTAATATCGTTGCTTTAGTAGATGAAGTAAAGGCTTTAGAGGACAAATTAGCTAAATTTGAAGGAACGGCAAGTGATGTTGTGCCTGAGAAAGACCCAAGTCCAGAGATGGAAGCAAAGGTGGTAAACCCTTGGGATAAAGTAGCATCTTTAATTAATTCTTAATAAAAACTTATAAAATAATAAATTATGGCAAATAATATAATAAATACTCCTGTTTCGTGGAATCAGGAAGATGCTGCTAAGTATTTCTTACAGCCTTTATTCGTAATGAATGAGGACATGCAATACTTTGATGTTATGACTGACATCTCTGGTGCGGCAATCAAATTAGATTCATATTCAGCAATGAAAAATGTTACAAATGCTCTTAATGCTGGTGAATTTACAGACAATAATGACCAGTCAACTAATAGTCAAGTAACATTAACATTGACTCGTTTAGAAATTGAGGTAGCACAACAAGCTCACTCTCTATGGAATCATATTAAATCTCAAATGATGAAAAAAGGTATCGCAAGAAACGACCTTTCAGGAACATTATTAATGGAGATTATCTCTGAATTATTAATGGGAGGTATTATGAGAGATTTCTCTACTATTCTATGGTGGAGTCAAACAGCTTCAGGTGCTGGTACTCAAGGATTATGTAATGGTATCTGGGAAGCTTGTAATGGTATTCCAGCAGCACAAAGAGTTGCTTACACAGGTACAGCCTTAACTGACCTTGATAATTTGATGACAAATAGAACTCCTGAATTAGCTGCTTCTGACCAAGTAATGTTTGTTTCTCGTTCTTTTGCTGAAAAGTATAGAAGTGAGTTAACAACTAAAGGTGTTCAAGGTGCTTATATGGATTTACAAAATGGTTTCAAAAGCTTATCTTTCAATGGTATTCCAATGATAGTTAAGCCAGACTTTGATGTAAATATTGCTGATTATGGTGCTACACTATCTTCTAATGGCCCAAGTGCTGATACTAAGGTAGAGTGTGCTATGCTTGTAGCTAAAGGAGCTATTGCAGTAGGAACTGATTGGACAATCCAAGATGTTGACATGTGGTACAATAAAGACTTCAAACAAAATAGATTCAGAATGAATTATTCATTAGGGGTTGCTTTGAAGGATGATAAAATGTGTGCAACTATAACTTCTTAATAACTTTATTTTAAGGGGGTGTAAAAACCCCCTTATATTAATAATTAATTTAATAACTTATAAAAATATAATATTATGGCAATAACAGCAGGACATGCAGTAGTATGTTGCGACAGAAACCGAAGAGGTGGTCTAAAAAGAATTGTACTTTGCGAACAAGATAGCGTAGGTACAGTATTAGCTTCAGGTGGTATAATCTCAGCCTTCCCTACAGTTGATTCTGGAGGTAGTGCAGCAGCAGCAGCATACGAATTTCAATTTGACAGAGGAACAGCAGGTTTCTCAGCTAACGCTTCCAGAGAAAATGGAAGTACAATTATCACAGTAGAATTAGAGTTTTATATTCCTAAGGTTACAGCAGAAATCAATAATAGATTAAACGAACTTGCCACAAGTTGTGGTATTTTTGCTATGGTTGAGACTTATGCGGATGGTTGTGAAGCAACCCCAGTAACTTACAAATTTATATTAGGATGGGATTCAATCTTTGAAAAAACAGCTTATATGGAGTTCGCTTCAGGAGAGCAAAGTACAGGGGTTGGTTTACAAGACGCTAATGGTACTTTAGTTAAGTTAACAGGAGAGCAAGGTGAATACCCATTAGAGTATAGTGGTACAGTTACTTATGACGCTTCAGACGTTACAGCGGCTGTTCAATTAGGTTAATCGTTACTCTTATTTTATTGAATTTTTGGGGGGTGTTTGACATTCCCCCAAATTTTCATTATGTTTGTTTAAAAAATTACAGGTATGAAATATAAATTAAACAAGGAGTACATTAAAGCCCATGGTGGGGATGTGTTATCTTTTAGTAGATTTTCAAAATTTCCTGGTAATTTTGATTTTAATAGCCAAGCGGTGGTTGATGATGTGGCGAAAAATCAAGACCTATTAGAGGAATTATACAGCATGGGAAAGCCTTATGTAGAAAAGGTATCTCAAGGTGTTAAAGTAAAAGTAAAATCTAAATCTAAAAACAAAATAAACAAAGTTTGTAAAGATGACTCAAAAGAAACCAACTGTGAGCAAAAAGAAGAGCAAGTATTACCAGAAGCCAGCGAAGAATAAATTACTCGCATACGGATTTTCTAAAGATATAGCTCAGGATGCTCCTGAAGAAATTAAACGCATTGATAGATTAAGGAACGCTTGGATTCCTTTTGGGGATGACAATTTGTTTCCACAACATTTAAGTGAACTTTCAAGAAGTGCCTCTACTCATAGAGCAATCTTGAACACTAAAACAACCTTTACTATTGGTGAGGGTTTTCGTACTTTAAATGATGATTTTAGCGAATATATTAAAGATGTAAACGCTAATGGTGAAAGCCTTGATGATGTAATGAGAAAAGTTATTTCTGATTACTGGACTCATGGTAACGCTTATATTGAAATTGTTTCTGGAAAAGGTTATATAAACCTTTATCATCAAGATGCAACTACAGCAAGGGTTGGTAAAAATAAAGATAAAATTCTTTTCCATCCTAATTGGGCTAACATTAAAAGAAGTGAGAACAAAATAAAAACTCTTGATATATACCCAGAGTTTAGAAAATACACAAAAGGAATACAAAGGTCTGTTATTCATTTTTCAGACTATGAAAGCACATATTACTATTATGGATTGCCTGATTATGTGGCAGCTTTAGACCATATAAAAATATCAAATCAAATAGGTAAATACAATTTAACTCGTTTTAAAAATGGGTTTATGCCTTCTGCAATTATTGAGTTAGGTGCTGATATGTCAGAGGAAGAGGCTCAACAGTTTATAGATGAAGCAAAGAATAAACTTACTGGAGAAAATAATAATTCCAAAATGTTATTTATAGCAAAAAATGGTGATGATTCTGCCGCTAATGTTCAAGTTATAAATGACACAAGTGATGGTTCTTTTATGGAACTTCAGACAATAACAAATGATAATATAATTTCTGCTCACAGATGGAATCCTGCATTATCAGGTATTCAGGTTGCAGGCTCATTGGGAAATAATCAGCAAATATTAACTATATACGATATAGTAATGTCAACTGTTATTAGAGAGCCTCAAAGAATGATTATAAAAGAGTTGCAGAAGGTTTTATCAAAACATGGTGGTTATGATGTTAATGACCTCCATATAGTTAATAAGCCACCTGTGACAATGTTAGGTGCTATTAACCCAACAGATTATATTTCTGTTCAGGAAGGTAGAAGAATATTCCATTTACCTGAGTTAACAGAAGATGAATTAGAGAACTTATTAATAGAGAAAAATAAAATAAAAGATGGCATTGATAACGGCAACGAAAGTAATTAGCACAGCTCTTACTAATAAAAATGTTGATACTTATTTAATTAAAGACACTTTTATTGAAATAGCTGAACTTAATTTTATAAAACCAGCTGTTGGTGAGAA